AAAGCGCAACTCCAAAATATACTTTAGATTGGTATGTAAAATGGGTAGCGTCAGTTTTTGTACTTTCAGCAATGTCAATAAGAGGCATTGACGGATATCACATGTATGACTTAACTCTATCTGTATTTGGTATAAGTCTTTGGTTATGGGTAGCTATTTTATGGAAGGATCGAGCATTGATTCTTCTTAATGGCGTTGGATTAATGTTTCTACTTAGGAATTTTTTTACTGCATTATGATAAAAACAGAATATTATAGCGACTTTTTAAAGTATTTTAAATTAGCAAAGGATCAACAGGATAAATGTAATCTTCCTAATTTTATGACACATTTAGAAAGTAATATGCATGACGATCTTATGGAGAACGTTGAGTTATATGATGTAGTAGAACGCAAGTATGCTGGATTCTCTCAGATTGTCAATGATATATTTTATGGATGGACAGATAAACATCCTTATTGGGAAAGAATGCAAGCAGGGAAAGCAACATCTCAGAGAGAACTTGTTGCTAAAAATTGGACAGGGAAAGTCCACAGTTTAGACACATGGTTATTCCTGTTTATATTGCATAGAGTTACAGGAAGTGCGATTAACTATGGTACAAAACCATCAGGATATCATAACACTTTATTGTTTAAATTGCATCTAGCTGATGATATTGAAGACATGAAAAAAATTATTAAGGCAGAGGGTAAGATGGGCAAACCATTTTATACTTCAGTCGGATACCAGTTTCCAGCATTTCCAAAACCTACAAGTGATTATAAAAAAGGTGGAGATTACTTCTTATGTGAATACGCGCCTAAGCTCGCAAAAGAGCTTGCCAAGTTTTTGGCAGTAGGAGGTCCTAAAGATCTTAGAGAAGTAGGTGAATTTATGTTAAGTTGGAATCAAGAACACGGATTGCGAAGATACGCATTTCAATACGCGGCAGTTGTTGCAGACATTGCTGATTGGTTTCCTCATTTTGTGAACAAAGAAAGCTTATTTTATTATGGAACAAATGCAGTTGAATGTATTTCGTACCTCGCAAAAAACGATAAGAAATTAAAGAAAGAAGAATTTTTAGATGAAGTCATGATGGAAATATATAAAGATACAGGAAGTGTTCCGTATAATGCGGAAGACGTTTGTTGTGATTATATAAGATGGGTAGAAAATTACGTAAGGCCTGGCAATGATTATAATCATCTAGATTACGATAAAGTATGGTCTAGTAGCGATATAAAAAATCATCCACGTGGAAGACAAAAAGCAATGCTTGATCTAGGATTAATAGAAACATTCAACGGAATGACTTCTCATCCTTCAGACTTTAAAGTCATAAAAGACAATAATTTAAGTGTACAAGAGTACCAAAACATGATACAATATAACCTATGAGTCATAATAAACACATCGAAGACGGATTTAATAAAGATATCGGTCTAATGCAACCCGAAGAAGCTAAAGAGTATTATTTACAATTAGCTGCTGGTTGGGAAGATCCAAATCCAACTCCTGTTGAAACTATACACGATGGTATAAGAGTAATACGAGATGATCTAATTGTAGGAACTAAAACTAGAGGCGGAGATTGCCTTATAAGTGGTATTAAAGAAGATACTATTGCTTATGTTCAACCACGCACAGGTTTGGCCGGAGTAAGTATATTAGATGCTGCTAAAAGACATAATAAAAAAGTAAGACTATATATGCCATCTAGTAAGATGATATCGCGCCATCAGGCATGCTGTATAGAGCAGGGTGCCGAAGTGAGCTTCCATAGAATAGCAGCAATGCCTAACTTAAACAAAATTGCTAAAGAAGATGCAATGAAAAACGGATACTATTTCGTTCCATTAGGATTAAAACATGAGATGGTTACTGCAGGAATGGTGAAGGTTGCGAGTGCCCTACGCGCACCAGACGAAGTTTATGTAGCCACTTCTACAGGTGTGTTAACCAGAGCGCTTCAGATTGCATGGCCAAAAGCTAAATTTACATCAATAGCAGTATCAAGAAATATGAAAGCTGGTGAATTAGGTAGAGCTCAGGTTATAAGTGAGCCAAGGGCTTTTACTGCTTCTGAGAAAACAGAAAACCTTCCACCGTTTCCGTGTATCGACACATATGACGGTAAGGTATGGAAGTTTATTCCTAAAAACACAGGAAGAAATATATTATTTTGGAACGTTGGTCCTGAACCAACTTTGTATGATGAAACGCTTTTTGAAGCAACTGATAGTTATAGAGACTGGGATAAGAACTTATGATAACGGGAACATTTAATAAAATACCTAAGAAGAAAAATAGCCATGGATTTGGCTGGGCTAGAACATGGTCTGAAAATCTAGGAGTCGATATAAATCATAACGGCGATTATACTGAAGTTTTGTACTTAGATCACGGAGTAAACTTCGGTGGATCTTTAAATCTGTTTTCAGGATTCGATAATGAATTAGAGTTTAGGATAAATAATTTCTTAGATGCTAAAGTTTTATATTCACTTGATATTGATATGCCTGATTATGGTGCAATGCTAAAGAAAAGAAAAGACGTATTGAATAAAGATTGGTGCGACAAAGTTTCTAGGAAATGTGAATCAGCCAGAACATTAAAATCTACAGATATATCAGATTCGCATTGGTTAACTATCGGAGATTCACATACCGCAGCATATTCGAAAGAAGATTCTATGGTTATTAAAACTGACGGACTTACTCTTAACGGACAAATTAACACAAACTTCGAATACGTAATATCTCATATAGAAGAATGTTTCCCTAAGGGAATTACAATGTCATTTGGAAATATAGATATTAGACATCATGTCTGCAGACTAAAGGCTGATATAAAGCCTATGTTACAGGCCTGGAAAAAATTTGGTGATGAACTAGAGCGAAAAGGAATAAAGGTAGAGTATTCTACTCCATGGCCTATTGAGTTTGAAGAACGTAAATTACCGAAAACCGGCTATTACAAAGGCCAGCCTTTTTGGGGATCCCGAGAAGAGCGAATGCAAGTACTATCCGAATGGATATCTTGCATGGATGAACTAGGTATGACGCGAGTCAGATATCCTGAAGAGTGGCTCACTATGGATAGTGAGCAATACGCCAAAACCAATATGGAAAGTGTTTCATCTGTACATTTATCTCCTGAATCTTATAGAAGAAAAGATTGGGGAATTAACTGTGTACAAATCACTGATTTCATGTTATAATATACATATAATTAATTTAAAGAAGAGGAACTATGCCAAGCATTAATTTAAAAGCACAACCAAGAAAGTTTAACAAAAATCGGAAGGGGAAACAGGACACACGTCCACCTCAAGATATGCCGTTTGATGTTGCTTTACGAAAATTTAAAAAGGCTGTTGAAGCAGCAGGCATCTTACAAGATGTTCGTAGAAAAGAATTCTATGAAAAGCCAACAGCAAAACGTAAGCGTAAAAAGGCTGAGGCCAAAGCAAGAACCAAGAGAGAGATGCGCATGTCGTCGACCTTTCAACCTAGGAGGAAATTCTAATGTCAGTAATGGACAAACTAAGAAAACAATCGAGAATTAAAAGCTCAGATATACTAGCAGATTCGGTATTTTTCAGTGAAAAAGAAATGACTGCAACAGAAGTACCAATGATAAACGTAGCTTTATCAGGAGATCCAGATGGCGGGTTAAGTCCCGGTCTAACTGTATTAGCTGGTCCTTCTAAACATTTTAAAACGTCATTTGCCTTATTGATGGCAGGTGCTTACTTAAAAGAACACAGTGATGCTGTACTATTATTCTATGATTCAGAATTTGGTTCACCTCAATCCTACTTCGAATCTTTCGGTATTGATACTAAACGAGTATTGCATACGCCGATTACAGATGTCGAACAACTAAAATTTGATATTGTTGGTCAATTAGAAAACCTAGATCGTAAAGACAAAGTTATTGTCGTTATAGATTCTATTGGTAACTTAGCTTCTAAGAAAGAATTAGAAGACGCGCTAAACGAGAAATCAGTAGCCGACATGTCAAGAGCTAAAGCACTCAAGGGATTATTCAGAATGGTCACTCCTTATCTGGCCATGAAGAATATTCCTTTGCTTGCTGTTAATCATACGTATCAAGAAATCGGATTATTCCCTAAAGCGGTTGTTTCTGGTGGTACTGGTATCTATTATTCAGCAGATAATATTTGGATTATTGGAAGACAACAGCAAAAGACTGGTATGGAAATCAAAGGTTATAACTTTGTTATTAATGTTGAAAAATCTAGGTTTGTAAAAGAAAAATCTAAGATTCCAATTACGGTAACATGGGAAGGCGGTATTGCACCATATTCTGGACTGCTCGACGTAGCTCTAGCTGGTGGATATGTACAAAAACCAAACGTAGGTTGGTATTGCAGAGTCGATATGGAAACTGGCGAACTTGTTCAACCAAAGGTAAGAGAGAAAGATACCTTACAAGAAGAGTTTTGGAAACCTATATTCGAAACAACTAACTTTAAAGAGTTCTTAATTGGTCATTACCAAATAGGACATAAGCCATTATTAGACGTAGACTTAAATATTGAGCAAGAAAATGGATAATCATTTTATTACTGTTGAACATCCAGAGTCTGACTTTTATGCAATTCATTTAAATGAGAATTCTCCTTACGATGGAGTAAGGTTTATTTATGGAACAGTATCTATTAAAGAAGATGCTAAACTGGATATGGCCACGCTAACATTTACGTATAACATAAATGATCCAGGAGAATTCGATCACGACGATTTGAGAAAAGACGAGAAATTTAACAATTATCTCGGAGATTTATTAACACACATTATTGACGCAGGGACAACACAAATTGCAGAACGAGATACCGACACACGTACTAAGCCATCTACTTAATAACGAAGAATATTGCAGACGCGTAATACCATATCTTCAGAATGAATATTTTGAAGGTTCGCATAAAGTAGTATTCGACCTTATAGTTAGCTTCGTATCAACACACAACAAATTACCGACAGGCAGAGTACTTGATATTGAATTACAAAAAGTATCTGCACCTGAAGATATTCTAAATCAATCATCGCAATTAATTAATGCAATTGCGACTAAGACTGATTTAGATACTGATTATCTTATAACTGAAACTGAAAAGTGGTGTAAAGATAGAGCAGTATATATTGCGATTATGGAATCTATTGGGATTATAGATGGTAAAAATGTTGAGTTGACAGAAGGTGCAATACCAGAAATATTATCAACTGCATTAGGGGTTTCATTTGATCAAGCTATTGGCCATGATTATATCGATGATTCAGACAGTCGTTTTGAATTCTATAATAGAACAGAAGAAAGAATCCCATGGGATCTAGAATACTTTAATAAGATTACTAAGGGCGGTATTCCTAATAAAACACTTAACGTGTGCTTAGCTGGTACTGGTGTAGGTAAATCACTATTCATGTGTCATAACGCTGCTTCTGTTTTACAACAAGGCAAAAATGTTTTATACATTACAATGGAAATGGCAGAAGAAAGAATTGCAGAACGTATTGATGCGAATCTGATGGATCTACCTATTCAACAACTAGAATCATTACCTAAAAATGTGTTTTCTGAAAAGATTGAAAAGATTGCAACAGGAACTATTGGTAAATTAATTATTAAAGAATATCCTACTG